GAATAGTCTGCGTAACCACCTTTAGTTGTTTTCTTAACAGTGAAGTCAAGACCGCGCAAGTAGTCTGTTGGTAGTTCCAAGATTTCTGGATCCATCAAACCTGCTTTAACGATTGGGATGATTTGTGGGCTGATGATGAATCGGCGAATTGGGTTCGCTGGTGTCTTGTCATCGCCAAGTGGGTTTTGACGAACAAAACCTTGGAACAAGTATGAACGCTTCTTCCAGTATTTGTTTGCCATTTCTTTCAAACTTTCGTCTTTGTACCAAGGGCGAACTTCTGCCAAGACCGGGCATGTGTCACCGTACATTTCAACGCAAGGTACTTGAACAATCACTTGCTTCATTTCAGGATGACCTTTTACGCCATTGAATGGAAGTTTGATGATTTGCTTCTCGACCCAGAAGAATGTGTTATTGGGATTGCCATCTGGCAAGAAACGAATAGTAGCAGTAGTGCCTTCGTCCATGTTCCAGTGGGGGTAAACTGAGTTATCAGATTGGGTGTTAGAACCCTTGTTAGTTGACTTGTTATCTTGCGCTGCGATACGAGCGCGGATTTCTGCTAATGATGCCATGATTAATTTTCCTTATATAAATTGAGATGGTCTCTTTTTTTTAAATTCGCTACACACCTTGTGTAACTAACGTCAGATTGAATTTTAGCATAATTCATTGCTGCCGTCAATAGTATTTATGCCGGATGTGGCAAACCTCACCTTTTAAGTGAGGTTTATTTACCCTTATTTGATTAAGCGCAAGATGCTCTCTAATGGGTCTTTTGATTCCATTGCACCGACTAGTTTGCCTTGTGCTCCATTAGGTCCTACTTTCTCGGTTGGTCCTAATTGACCTGCTCTTTTTTGGTTAGCATCAATGCTCTCACCGGTAATTTCATCACCTAGTCTAGATCCAATCTCACTGCCTGCTGCTGAACCCAAAGGTCCTAACTCTGCACCAGCTACGCCACCGATTGCGCCGCCGATTGCTGCTCCAACTGCACCTTCATCAGTTTCTTTGCGATTCAACTTTCTAGCTAAAGCGCCAATGTCAACTTTACCTAATTTCTTTTCAATGCGCTTAACAGCTTCGCCTGCACTTGATGCACTCTTTTGGTACTCGTCACCGTAGTCAGCTTCTTCAGGGTCTTGATAATCTTCGTCATCAACTTCACCTAAAATATCAGCTGGGCTTTGACCACCTAGAATACCGCCTCCGGCTGCAAACTGTCCGAGACGAATAGTTTCTCCTGGACCTTCTGAGATACTATCTGCCCATGCTTCAAGTGCGATAGTTTCTTCCATGTCTTTAGCTTCACCTAAGTTCTTACTTAGTTTACCCAAGATAGGCATTACTGATTCAATACGTGGATCAAGTGATGCTGTCATAAACATCTCTGATAAGTCAACTTGTTCTTCATCTTCCATCAATGAAGGAGTATAGCTTTCAAAGTATGTATTGTAGCCGCGCTTACCTGACATCTTTGCTAGACATTCACGTAGTTTTTGATAGTGGTTGATACCTTCAGTAACTAAACGTTGTGCTGATTCGTTGAACTGCCCGTTACGAGTAGCACGAACGAATCCTGCCATCTTATTGTATTCTTCACACAAGCTATTCAAGTGATTCCAACGGTCATCGTTAGGCTTGCCACCTTCTGCTACGTGACGAGCATACACACGTGCGATGCCTGGCTTAGTAGTAGGAGCTAAGAATCTTTCACCGTCTGCATTCTCAATGAAGATTTTCTCAACGTTACGATAACGCTGTTCACCTTCTTCGATATTACGTGTGTGCTTGATAATCATCTTTGTTGTAGGGACGTTATCGCTATAGCTAGCTTTCTTTCCCATTGGATGATAACCTTCGTTAACTCGTTCTTGTTTCTTTGTGTATTCTCTTTTAGCCATATCGTTTTCCAGATTGTCTTGGTCACTTAACTGAAAGCTAAGTTGTTTCTGTGTAGCGAATCTCTTTAGTGTTCTCACTAACTGTTCCCATGATTCCGAATCGCTTGATCCGTTCTTAGGGCTTCTTGCTACTTTGTCGTCAAAATACACTACCAACTGATGCAATCCGTCGATAGTTACATATACTTTTCCATAGTTCTCACCGTCTTTTGTGAAGTCGAATTGGAATAATTCTGCTTCATCTGGTACTGGAACTACTTTTCCATCACTGTTTAGGTTGCTAACTACTCTGCCACCTCTTGCAAGTAGGCTTCTTAATTCAACACGTAGGGGTTCTTGTTTCTTGGACATATTATATTTATCAACTTAGTACTGCAAAGAAGGGCAGAGGGGCTATGAATTCTTGATGGTCACGGATATAATTGTCTAAATCGTAGTGATATTCGCTTAGTTGCTGTAGAATACGCACAACTAGCAATGAAGCCATTACCAAGTCGTCTGTATCTCCCACTTTGGCTGCAAAGCTGCCGCCTGCAGCCACGAAACTCTTTAATTCACTGATAAGACTGTGACTATTGATTGTCAATTTCTTAGATTCTACTAGGGTCTTGAACTTCGCACATGCTGCTAGCTTGCTCTTGTTAGTAGTATTGAAGCCTTTACGCTTCTTGCCGTTCTCGCCCATGAATGAACCGGGGATGTTTGATTCTCCGTACTCATTGATAGACACTAATGCCGCTTCACCGATTGCGTTAGTTTCGATACTGTAGTAAATGTTAGTTGGTTCGTTAGTGCATTCTGCAATGTACTTACAAATCTGTGATAACAGTTTAACTTGCGTAGGAATGTCAGTCTTGTTATGCTTCCACTCGCCGATTTGTGTAGTAGTGTTAGCTTCGTATATCTGAATAGCAGCAGGGTCGCCGCCTGTACCTAGTGATGGGTCTAGACCTACAACATAGATATTACCCTTCTCTGGTTTCTTATACCATCTAATCTGTCCTTGACGGAACGTAGGCTCTATTCCCAGTAAGTCAATCAATATAGCAGGAGCAATCAATGTTTCGTCAGCGATAATAAACTCACAACCAATCTCTCGGCGGAATCTATCTTCACCTAACTGTGCTGTCATCTGTGCTGCCCATTCTTCATCTCGACCGGGCTGTTCTGTCCAATATGCACGATATGACCTGAATCCATTGACACCTAATTCAGTTTTGTTACCGTAAGCATCTTCTGTTTTATTAGCACCCTTCCAGATTAGAGCGAATTGATCCTCGTCACTGTTAGGAGTACTTGTGATAATCGCTTTACCACCAGTTGATAGTGTCGGCGTAATCGCAGTCCAGAATTCTTGAGCGATTGAGGGGCGCACGAATGCGAACTCATCGAGATATAAGAGTGTAATAGACATACCACGACCAGTATTTTCAGTAGTTGTAGCTGAAACGATACGTGAGCCGTTCTCAAAGTCTAACGAGCCTTTGTTGTAAGTAACAACACCTGCTTTAATGTGGTCGGGGCAGTTTTCATATGCGTAACGAATACGTTGCATAATTTCCTGAGCACCTGTATACTTGTGCGCTGCAATTAGAATCGTTGAGTCGGGTACAAACATTGCGTACCACAATAGATATCCAGCGGCGGATGTTGACTTGCCTGACTGTCGAGGCATGAGTGAGATTGAGAAACGATACTTGTGATATGTTTCAATCAATCGTTCTTGAAACTCCCACGGGTGATACAGCATCGATCCTTTTGTAGGATGTTGGATGTAAAAGAAGTTATCCATGAAGTATAGATAACCAGTGTCAGGGTCACAACACTTGATGAAGTCGTTTAGTTCAGTTTCGTCTTTAAACTTCGTTTTTACATACGGGGTTTTGACTAAGGTAGGTACGTTTGCCATATGAATATTTATTAATCAACGCAACTTGGGTATTAATTCCAAGGACGACCTTCTACCAAGTCAACTAGATTGTCAACAACATCGTTTCCCTCGTACCTAGTTGGTAATAATGTGACATCATACGTTGCTCTAGGGTTTCCGTCTGCGGCGCGCTTGGAAGCAGCAAGCTCTAGTTTTGCTATCTGTCTTGCTTCTTTTGTTGAAAGTGTTGAAATGCCGTTTGCTGCCATAATATACTCCGATAGAGTATTTAGCAACTTACTTGATATCTAAGGGGCATTTCTTGTTAGCTAAAAAGATAAAGTACTTCTCTTGCATTTGTACCTTTTCTTCTGAACCTTCTTCTTTAGGAATCTCAATGTCAAACACAAGGGTGTTACATTCGTCACTACTGAAGCCTGCACGTTGTAGTAGTGCATCCCATTGGCGCAATCCCAAGACACTATAGTGATTAGAGTTATACTCATGTCGTCTGTCTGAGTCTGGAGCAGGAACTTCCATATACATTTTACCCTTCAGCTTCAACAAACGATTGTATTCAGCTAGAGTAATGATTGGGTATGGGCTGTGCTCCATAGCATGTCTACAGAAAATAAAATCTACTGATTCATCGTAGAATCCGTCTTTCTGTGGGATAAAACTCATGTCGTAAGGCTTGATGTTATGACCTTTTTCAGTACAGATTCTTGTATCTTCTGGACTAAGAGTTACACCGACTAAGTTAGTGTAGCCTCTAGCTTTCATCTCATCTAAGAAGTAGCCAGGGCCGCAACCCATGTCCATAATCAATGCGTCTTTGGCTAAGTTTAATGGGTCAACGTATTTCTCTACCATTTGCTTGGTTAGAGTTTTGTGATAATCAGCTTCACCTTCATCGTACATATGAGCAGTGTATAACCACTCGTTGTAGAATTTAAGTTTAATCAGGTCTAGTGTGTTGTTAATGTCAATCATACTTCTATTTACAAACAGAAGTATAGGTTGAATTATTTTTACTTGAAGCCGCCAAAGCCCATGACAGGACTTACTTTGTGCGTGTCATCTAATTCTTTACTTGACATGTCGCCGCTATTCAAGTCTTTGTATTGCGCGCCGACTGCTTTGTATGCTTGCTTGAGCATTGCCTGTTCTTCTTTGGTATATGGATGAGTTGTCTTGTTCTTGCCAATCCAACTTTTTGCTTCCATATCGAGCGGGTCTTTGCCGTTAGCGCCTGCTACTGCCATGCCTAAACGGTAACTAGTG